CATGCGGCTTTTAAATCTTGAGTAGAAGCTGTGCCACTTCTGACCCGTGATAGAAATTCTTCAGTGACGAGGTTATGTAATTCGTTAAATTGGTCTTCAGTGGCTTTCTTCATTAGTCTTTAGTTCCTGGGAATAAATTCTTTTTAATTAATGCTACTGCCTTATCATCAATGGTATTATCAGTTGACGCTGAATAAGCTTCAAGTAGTTGTATAACTAATTCCTTAACAGCAGATGAACTGAGGAATGCCATGAGGACGGGTTTGATAAGTACGATCATTTTCATAATGGGTTAGAATGGCCAGAGTTTCTTTTTCTCTGGAGGTTTAGGTGGTATTAAAGCTGAGATAGGTACGATGTCAGAGCACATGTGAGCTACTCTAGAACCAGGTCTAAATGTATAACCTTTGTCTTGTAGTTCTGCACATTTAAGACTTCTGACTAACTCATAATCTAATCTCATCTTTTCTTCTTGTCTTGCCGCAATACTGCGACATCTTTTTAAAGATTCTTTATCTAGGGGTACCATGAAGTTAACTTGGAATCCCCAGTTTTCAGCTACAGTATATGTTTGCTGTAGCATTTCTTCGTCAAATGGAGTCGTATGATTTCCCATATAAAATGGTGAGAACGTCATCGTACTCCCATTGCAACTAATGTTAGGTCCGTAGTGCTGTCTAGACGGTGCTCCATTATTTTGGAATTGCACAGCCTGATTGGTCACATTGCCAGTCGCTGCTGCTACAGGATTACTAACATTAGTTTCTTCAGGTTCTTCAGCTTTAGCAGGTGCTATTGAGAGAAGACTGATAAGGAGACCGTAGTAGATGTAGTATCTATTTCTCGGTCTATTACTTCTACTGATAATACCTGACTTGCTGCTCTTGTTACTATTTCTAGTGAAAAGGGATCTCCAGCTGTATGTAGAGTGTAGATTGAATCTGAATCTACTATACCTCCTGAAGAAGCGGAGGTGTGGGTTATGTTTTCCCCAGACCATTTGTTTAAAGCTGACCCATAGGTTGTTGTAGTTACTTCTTCTACAATATTTTGGGTCATGGTTGTTGTACTGTTCATCGAACCCTGGGTGAAATTTGGGGTTACTAATTCTGCTCTTGCTACCGTGGGTGATGCCAGTAGGAAGAGTAAAAGCCATTTCTTCATTCTTCCTTTTTCTTTGCCATAGGGCAGTTTGTTACACCTTTATCTTTATTATTATTACCAGTAGATAAACCAAAAGTTGCAAGTGCTCCAGTAAATACCGACGCAACGAACGTGATATCGCTGTTACCAGCTTTCTTTATCATAGGTAATTCTACGTAGTTCATTGTAATAATAAAACCACTCCAAACTACAACTCCAAGACGTACAAATGTACCAAGAATTTGAATTTGGTGTTCTTGATCCTCGGCAGCATCTTTTAACTTTCCGAGGAGTCCTTTTTCTTTTGTCTGTTCTCCTTCCATTTATTTACTTTAGCTTGTAGTTGTTTTTGAACTTTCTTTTTAATTGGTTCAAATAAGGATTGGGTGACAGAAGTTGTAGCAACTGCCACTACTGCTGTAGTAACAGCTGTAATTACAACTGCTGCTTCTGGTAAAGGTACTTGAATATCTATTACTGGTATCGTCAGTTTAGGTTGAGCAGGCGTCTCTTCCTTACGATCCTCTCTAACCCTCTTAGGAGCCTCTCTATTGGACGGAGGCACTATTATAGGTGGATGAGATGGTATGAGGGCTGAAGGTGGCTTAAACTCGATTGTAGGTAGGTCTAAGGCTTTAGGAAGAGTAGCCCTCGGTAATTTTATATTACCAAGGTACGCCTGTGCCATGTGTGGGTGTTTTCTGGACGTTTACAGCGTTCTCTACAGCAGCTTCAATTTGAGCTACTGTACCTTCGTTGTCAGCGTCTAGTTTTGCTTTTACCCAGCCTAATACAATTTCTTCAGTAAGATCTGCATAAGGTACAAGAGTATCTGGTTTAAGAAGATTTACTTCACCTGTTACTCTGGATTTGTAGGTACCGTCTTCACCATTTACTCTGAAGATAACTTTATTTACATACCCATCTGCTAGTTCACGCTCAAGGGTGTTAACTTGCCAAGTTTTTGTTGCCATGATTAGTTTTTTTTTAATTAATTAAGTTGTTTTGTCAGCGATTAGTTTTGCTTTATATGCATCTTTGACTGCTGTAGTCCAAGCTGCTGTTGCGATTGCAGATACTTCTGCAGGTTGATCACTAAGGTCAGTGTCAACAAGATTATCTGAAGCGTCTAACGTACCAGGATTTAGTACATACCGTTCAAATGATCTTGTCAACTCATTACCGTCTTTAGATATAACGGTTGCTTTACGGACTTGTACCGCTTTGTATTTACCTACGACTTCTATTTTATCGTATTCAGTTGCTTCACTTAAAGCCATGATTAGGAAAGCCCTCCGAGCTTAACTGGTTTACATCAGCTATAGTTTATAGACGTGCTAACGGTCTAATATAGTTAGGTAGCCCTAAACATCATTTGACCTATAAATCTTTTACCAGAACATGCAGCATTAGTTAAATTTGACCCTCCTTTTTCACGGAAGAATATACCTGAAGTATTTATATGGAGAAGGACAGTTTTATCTAAATCGGTATATCCTACGACACCGCCTCCATGATTATCTTGATCTGTCATGAAAGGAGCATTTATTTGAACATCAGATCCATTGCTAGTCGAAGGGAAAGTAATATCAAACGAAAAATGAACAAATCCACCGATTTTTGTATATATACCAGTATTGTTATTCGTAAAACTTAAAGATGCACCTGACACATCAGTTGGGTTATGATTTCCTTCTTCATAGTCGTCTAAGGTATTGCTAGTAATATCGGTTCCAGCATCATAAGCACTGAACTGAATACCATCACCAGTAGAAGAACCAATTTTAACGAATCTAGTGTGTACTGTATGCCATTTATTATTACCGCTTCCTAAGTCTAGTTGACCGTTGCTAGTAGGTCTAGCTACCCCACTAAATGTAACCGTACCGTCAGGACCAATACGCATTGATTCTGTATCGCAGCCATCAGTACCGCCTCTTTTGAATACTATTGCACGTCCATTACTGGTTCCTGCTTCATGTACTCCGATATGGAATTCACCTGATCCATCACTGTTTGGAGTTGATAAAGTTATACCTTCATAAGTTGATGCTTTAGAAGGTATAGTTAATTGTCCTGAAAAAGTCGCTCCACCGTTAGCAAAAGTAATTGCTTTATCTGATCCATCTGTTTTTGTGAAGAAATTTAACTCTGAATCAACTGAGTTAGGAGTTGTGTCATTAGCTTTAGTCTCAATGAAACAATAGGTTTTATCCGACGCATTACTACCATCACCACTCCATTGCTTACCAATAAAGTAAATACGACCTACAGGGTTATTTACTGGTACATTGTCACTTCTATAAAGCTTGAGTTGCGTTTCTGCTCCTGAGTGTCGGGCTTGAAAACCTTGATCTATTGTTTCAGCTTTGGTAGTACCGTCATAATTTATATAAACTTTACCATCCTTATCAACCTTTATAGCAGTTCTTTGAGTATTTACATCTCTTTGAGTGATATGAAGCTCTGGACTTGTACCACCAGCAACACTTTGAGCAATAAATGATGCACTTTGATTATTGGTTGCACCGTCATAAGCCATTGCGGTAAGTGCCGCCCAGTTACCATTAGAGTGGGTTGGGTTTGAGCTATCGTAATAAGTATTAGCTACATATAAACCACTTGTTTCGCCTGGTAAATTGTTGTTAGTAAAATCAGTATCATTAACTCCTTGAGATATGCGAACAGTTCCTGCAAAATTAGCGTTTTGTGAACCGTCTAATGTTAATGCATCATTATTACCACCTGATCTTAAATATAATGCTCCGTCACTAATGAAGAAAGCGTTTCCAACAGCATTGTTAAGCTGGAAATTACCTGATTGATGATTGATTTCGCACCCTTGCGTAGCACTTGAACCATCATGACCAGGAATTTTAAGCATATTAGCAGTGCCAGCTACTGCTGCTACTGTTAAATCACCTCCAACAGTAGTGTCGCCTTCAGCATCAATACTGAAAACCTCAGTACCTCTACCACTTACACTAAAGATTGTAGAACTAGCTGCGTAGTAGTTAGCATCAATAAATACTGCTCCTCCATTTCTTCCATCTGAAGCACCTGTATTGCTATTACCTAAAACTTTAAAAGAAGATGCTGTCGTGCCTCCTCCTGGGGTTACTGTAAAACCATTATTGTTTGCATTCTTAGCTGGTGTAGCTGTCAATGCCCCTGTAAAAGTGGCATTATCCTTATCTAATGTAAGTGCATTTACATTATTTGTAGAATCAAGAACAGTTAATACAGCATTACTAGCGTAGATTTTATAATCAGGATTATTATCTGAATCAACAAAAGTTATATTAGGATTTGCACCCGTTACAGTTAGGGTTTCACCTAAAGATACATTCCCTGTAAAAGTGGCAGTTCCATCTGATGAAATACGGAGTCTTTCTGTAATATTATCAGCAGAAGAAGTCTCAAAAGTAATATATCCGTCATCTTTATTTGTTGTATCTGAACCTGTTACAAACTTTATTTTAGCAACATCTTTACCGTTCCATAAACCAACTGTTTCTGAAATAAGTGAATCTGCTCCTGATCTATTTGCATTAATTGAATTCCTTATATAATGATTACCTGAAGCAGTTTGGTTTAATCCTATCGCATTTGCATATATAAACTGATCTAACCTACCAGTTGATCTAACACGGAATTTTTCAGTTGCTACAGTTGCACCAGCTGAAGTAGTCCAGAAAGTTAAATCGCCAGGTGTGCTACTTTGAGTAAAGTTTGCAGAGGCTTTACAACCAATATGTGCAACTTCTTCATAATCAACACTATCAGATCCCCACCAGAAAATATTCCCAAGTACATCATTATCATGAATATCTCCAGATCCATGATTACCTACAGTACCATTTCTTGATTTAGTAAGATGTATTGAAGGAGAACTAGCATCATTACTGAATCTACCAACTGCTATAGATGAAGTATGTGCAGTTGAACCCATAACTTGGATCTTAGGGTTATAGCCACTTGTATCAATACTTGATGTATGTCCAAATAAGGTTTCACCACCATCTAATATTGTAAAATGAGTAGATGATCCATTACTTATATAGAATCTATCAGAACTACGAGCAGCACCTATAGTCCAATCATGTGCCGTTCCATTACTAGCCTTACCTTGAAGAGTTATACGAGTTTCTTGATTATTGTTCCCTGCTAATACTGAAAGACCTCCATCGTGTTCAGGTGAATTTACTGTTACATTCCCTGTAAATGTGGCGTCTTGGCTTGAATCAATTCTAAACGCTTCTACGCCATTACCGGTTGCCGTTGCTGCTGTAAATATCCTTACTTCTGTTGCTGATTTAGGTGCTGAAGCTGTACTTGCGACATTATCATCATTACCACCTATATAAACATAATTAGCTCCATCATTTCCATAAGCTGAAAGAAGTCTAAATCCACCAGTTTGGGTGTCACTAAGGTACTGTGGAGAACATATATTTGCATATTTAGTGGAATTATTATTCATCCCAGAGCCACCATTATTGGCTCCTATAAGCAGTGTTGGAGCAGTTGTAATACCATTTTGAATCTGGAATCTTCCTGATACTTTTCCACCTGATGTAGTCGTTTCAAAAAGGGCTGTTGATGATCCATGACCATATAATTTTGTAGCTCCATTATGAGAGCACTCAAACATCGTAAGTGAATTACCTTGATTCTTTAAATGTATAGAATCAGCTTCTAAATCTAGTGGTGAATTTGAGTTTATCTTACTTCTAGTGCCACTATAATAAATTTCTAAATTATCACTATCTGTACCTAACTGTAACTTTGTATTATCAGTAAACGTAGTATCACCTTGAACAGTACCGCCAGTAGCGTTTAATTCAGTTGCAACATTCCAACTACTTCCGTTATAGATATATAGTTTATTATCTGAAGTATTATAGTAAAGATCACCTGTATCATTATTAGAACTAGGAGCACTTGAAGCTATACGATATTTATCGTGGAAATCATTAACACTATTTATATTGGTAGCAACAGTAGTGACATTTGCATTATTACCTGCAACTGTACCTATATTAGTTATTAGATTACTTGTATTAGCAATTGTATCCATATCAGCTACAACTTCTGAAGTACCTAAAACAGACATATTAGCGACAGTACCAGCAACACCTAAGTAGCTCATGCGGCTAACATTTGTTGAGGTTCCTAATAGTTCCATGTCTGCTACAGCATCGGCTGTACCAAGTCTTCCTATCTCAGTTGCTTTACCTGCAACAGTATTGATATTTGTTGTGTTCGCTGCAACAGTTGCTACTTGTGAAGTATCAGGAACATAACGAACAAAATCATAAGTATGTTCTGTTGTAGTTGTTTGGACTAATAATCCATAACCTGCTGCAAATACTTGGTTGTTTCCACATCCGTTAATAGTTACATCATCACCTGGGGCTGGTGGTGTTGCTACAGTATTAAATCCTGTTGTTAAAACACCAGAACCTGATGCGGTTCTTTCTTGACTTAAAGCAGTAATACTAATAATTGTTCCAGCATCATTGTTTGGATCTGGATGAGAAGCTGGAAAATCACCTTCATTTGCAATAGCAACAAAACCACCTACATCATCAACAATCTGGGTAATCCTTTTATCAATTGCTCCAGGTGTTGCAACGTAACTGTCTTTAGTATTACCTGTAGGCCAAGTAGCGTAATTACTTTTTAAAACTTCATCTGAACTAGCTGTTTGTATGAAATACCTAGCGTCTGATGCAGCAGTTGAAAAGACAGTTGTATCATTTGCTGTTGCAGTACTATGTTCAGATGCATCAACTAAAACACCGCCAGTAAGACCAGCAGCAGTTATGTTGCCAGTTATATTTAAACTACCAAACTTACCAAGACCCTCTGCAGATATATTCCTAAAACGTCTTCCTGCATCCTCCCATCCTAAATCAATAGTATTATTAGTTTCAGGATAAACTTGTCTTGATAGTTGTATCCCAAAACCACTCATTGCAAGTTCTAAATTGTTTGCAAAGTAAATATTTAGATTACCTGAACTACTATCAAACCTTAATCTATCAGTAACTATTTTTGCTCTATCATCTGATTCATCATATTTAATAACAAATTCATCTGCATTACCTAGCTTTATTTCTCCATTACTTATATCTATATTACCATCAACATTTAGTCCAGCAAGAGAAGAAGTACCTGTAACTCCTAAAGTACCAGCAATAGTAGCGTTTTCATCTACATCTAAGGTATCTATATGAGCTGTACCATCAAGGTATAAATCATACCATTCGTCTGTTGAACTACCTAAATCTCTCCGATTATGCTCTGCCGAATTCGGAATGTATGGTATTAAATCGGTTCCTATTTTAGCTCCAAAATATAATTGATCACTACTAGAGTCACCGAAAAACATAACAGTACCAGTAGCTACAATATTCCCACTAAGGGTTGTTTGACCAGATATAGCTACATCACCATCAAATGCAGTATTTCCAGTTACATCTAAAGTACCAGGAATATCTACATTACTTGTCCATTCAACTCCTGTACCTGCACTATCTGTTTGTAGTAGTTGTCTAGCAGTTCCATCAGCTAACTTACTAACTGCTATTTCAGCAGTGTTTGCTACGTTTGCATTAGTTATTAATTGATTTTGTTCTTGACTTGCAAATCTTACTAATTTATGATTTGCGTTTAAATCTTTAGCACGTATAGAAGAGCCAGGTACATAGGATACACTATCACCATCTGCTAACTCAGTTTCTCGATATACATGTATTGCAGTAGCTGCTGTACCTAAAGTTATTGTTGTACCACTTACTTTGTACTGACCTGAAGTGGGTGTAGAAGTTGTATATTGAAGGTCAGTGTTATTGACTCTAACCTTAATATCAGAGTCTTTTATTCTATCTATATTAAACTCGTAGCTAGTACCACTACCAGTTAAAAATTGTTCAGTTGTAGCCATGGATTAATGTCCACCGTAATTGTATTTGGTTAATTGTTTTGTAAGGGGTGGTTATCTTGTAGGCACAATAAATTCAGGGTAAGCCTGTTGAGTTAATTCATCTATGTTACCTGCTTTTTGGTTATAGTCGGCATTGATCTTTTCATATTCACGTTCTCTAATACCAGCTCTCATTTCATCAGGTAAGTTATCCTCTGCTACTCGTTTAGCTTGAGCATAAGCTTGTTGTAACCTAGAATAAATATTAGCATACTTAGCAGTATCTAATACTTCAGATGAAACTAAACCTTGTCTTTGAGCACGTATAATATTAACAAAACCTTTAATACCGTTATATTCTAATCTATTAGCATCTCTCATTATCTCACGTATCTTCTCTTGATAAATACCCATCTCACCTATCTTACTATTGATAGCTGCTATTTCATGGTTCTCTAAGACAACACCTCTTTGACTCATATTCATAGTTGGTGAACTATTGAATTCAATGTCAATAAGGAACTGACGTTCTTTAGAAGGCTTATCATGAATCTTGATTGGACCCATATTAAATAAACGTATAAAGAAGTTTTCTTGATAACCAACAGGTTTACCATCAATAGGATCTACTACAGGAGGTAAAGCACGTTCAGGATCAAAAGCATCTAACCAAGCATTCCTATTCCGTAAGTTATTTTCAAACTCACTTCTTAGTTGTCTTAGTTGAGGATACATTAACTTACCTAGTTCGTTCCTTAAACTACCCATAGGGACAAAGTTATTTAACATACTAGATGACCACCTAGAAGCTGCTGAACCATTACCTTGTAATACATCGAACATAGGCTCTAATTGAGCTAATGTAGATCTATTGGTAAGAGCACCACCAAGAATAGCAGTTAACTTAGTACCCATATCTTCTATCATACTAGAAGTTAAAGTATCTGTATTATCTACAACATCAGCTGCTAAAGCTATCCAGTCTCCTATTGGACCCATCCATTCGTAACTAACTACTTTGTTGGTACCGGGGACTGTACAAGTCTTAGCTTTCCATCCACTTCTAATTCTTTGTCTTTGTCTAGCCTTATCATAATGACCAGTACCTGTGCATCTACCATTCATTGCAGCAAAGAAAGCTGTAGTAGTAAATAAACTACCTATAGCTGCTTTACCTTTAATTTCATAGCGAAGCATCTGGAATGTTTCATTAGCAAATTCATCTACTGGTTTACCTTTACTTTGTAAGATCTCAGCAATCTCATCCATAGTGAAATCACTTACTTTCTTACGTCCTAATGGTCCCCACATCTTTTGATAATCTGTAGAGAATATACCCCCAGGACTCCACTTACCAAACGTATCAATAACATTAGCAGTAGTTCTAGGGAACCAAATAAAGGATCTAGCAGCAGGGAATCGTTTAATGAACCAATTAAATCCATCAACAATAGGTGAATCAGCGTTAAGTGCTATTTCACTAGTTGCCATATCAACAGCTTCATTACTAATCATTCCATTAGCATCATGCCATTTGTTATAGATCTCTTCAGTAGCTTTTCTCAGATTAGTTTCAGTTATCTCTTCACCAGATTGAGCAAGTTTATTGAATGCAGTGTACTTAGCTTCTGTGTTAGCAATGACTGATTTAGTAAATCCGTCTAATGCTGTCATGGAGTTACCTCCAAATCTAAGAACAGGATCTGTTGATATTGCATCTAGATCTTCAAAAATGTTAAGAAGCATCTTAGCTCCATCTTCACCTTCTGCACTAGAAGCGTCAGCAAATGCTCGTAATGCATCTAAACCTTTTTCAGTTTTAACTGCAATATCACTACGCATTACATAACTTACATCTTTAGGATTGGTTGAAGCCTTCCTAAATACAAGCCTCATATGTTGGAATGCTTGTTGTAAAGTGTTGTCTAATGCAAAGTGAGCAACCATAGCTTTCCTAGCATTAACCAGATCACCCTCTGCAACGGCTCCAAACACGGTTGCACTTCCTTTACCTAGCAATCCAGTCAAGTTACCAGCAGCAGCCCTTATAGGCGTTCCTAGAGCTGATAGAGCAGAGTTAAATAAATTACTCCACATTGCCTTATTGATAATTGAAGGTACTTCAGGGTTAAGGTCAACAATTGCTTTCTTAAATACACCTAAATTCTCACCAGCCCATCGATGTAATTTAAACAAAGAGTCTACATCACCATCAGTAAACTCATTAGCAAGTAATAAAGGTTTAAGGAATTGAGGATTTTCTCTTGCTACAGTCTTTAAAGTATCAGTCCACTCTTTAGCTTGTGGTATAATTTCAGTTAATCTACTGTTTGTATTTGCTAATATAGTATCAGCAGCTGCATTGATGACTTCTTTATCACCAGTTTCAACAGCTGACTTCCATGCGTTCATATGAGACATCATGGCATTAGCTTCAAAGTTAGCTAAACCTTTCTCTACCATTAGTACTTCTAATCTATCAGCCATTAAGTCGATAGTTCTATTTATAGAAGCACCTTCTTCCATTAGTCTAGCACCTTCA